GCCCGATGCTTCAGGCTCGTCGCCATCAGGGCGGCAACCTTGATGTTGACCCCTCTGAATACAGGCGACGGGGTGAACCCGATCACCGTGGCGACAACAGGCACCGTGAGGTTTCCGAAGACGATTGGGGTCACGATGTTGATGTGACTCGCGTTGACGGCAAATACACGAATGACAGCGGGGAGCATATTGAGTGGCGTAATCCTCAGGGGGAGACTCTTGTGGGTGGCCCTCCGCTGGAATCCGATTATGTCGGAAGACACCGTGCAAGCACTGGAAAAAACAACACTTCTTCTCAAAAGAAGAGAAGGGCACAGAAAGGAAAGCCAATGGCGCGAGAGACTCTGGCTAGTCGCGGTAAGAAGGCTGCATCTCGTCAGCGTTTGCACCGTTTGGCCAACGAAAGCGGACACTTCGACAGTGGTCCGTATGACGAGAACAATCAGGGCGAGCAGGAAGAAGTTTTTCTGAGCCAGACTCCTGGCGAAGAGGGCCTTGCTGCCCCGACTCCCGGTGACGGCACCATCTCCAATACGGAGAACACTTTGGTAGCTCGCATCAATGCCAAGAAAGATTCGCTGGCGCGAGACATTGTGGCGTGGAACAACATTCAGCAGCGCAAATATGCCGCTGATGGTGGCCTGCCGGATGCCGACACCGTCAATCCGGAGCTTTCTGGCACTGACGACCAGAGCCTGAAGGGTCAGCAGTTCGACCGGGTTCAGACTGATAAGGTCGAGACTCAGTCCAAAGATGCTTCACTGAAAGCCTTTGCTGCATTTGACAATTGGCTTCGCAACACCACGGGACGCACTGCTTCGCAGCATGGCAATGCCAACTTCGTTCGTCGGCAGGCCACTCGCTGGGCGGGAACTTATGGCTATCCCGTAGAAGTTTTGTTTCCCGCACTGGGAACTTTCCTTCGTCAAGCCCGAAGGATTGAAGGAGGCAACATGCGCCGTACCGCTGATGAGAAGTCGGAAGTTGCAGCCCCACAAGACCGTATCGACGTTGAGGCTCCTGTTTCTGGCACCACCGATGCCGATGCTCAGCGTTCGCAGCCGGACCTGCGTGATTTCGGTGGCAATGCCAGCGACAATGTTGCCGATCCTGACCTGGATACCGGCAGCCAGATTTGGGCACCCGGCGAGGGTGTCAAAGAGTCTAACCGCAAGGCTGATGGTGTGGCCGCAATTCGGTTGGCAGAGGCCTACATTAAGGCTGGCCTCAAGCCTGAGAGCGAGAAGTACAACCTCGTTGCTCAGTTCCAGATGATGCGACATGCCACTGTCACTGATCGCACTCGTCTGCTGGAGGCAGTTCTGAAGACTGCCGCCTCACGGAGAGTTACCGCAGGAAGTATCAATCGCGGGGCCGCTCCACGTAATCCGATTCCACCGGGACTGATGAACGGCGGCGGTATGAGCCGGTCGGCGTCGGTTGGTCGGACTGCTGCAAACGATCCCTCGACTGACAGCGATCTGTTCCTGTAAATAAACAACTCTTTTTGAAAGGAGGCGAATATGTTTCGGCCTACTCTTGCTAACCCCGCGCAGAAGCGGACACTGCGTCCGATCTACGCACAGCATCAGGCTACCCCGCACGCGGGTTTCCTGAATCCGGATTGGAATAAGTCTTTTGACATCCTTCCCGGCACCGTCATGGTTCGTCTGACCGATGAGGTATTCACCCCGTACACGGGTGCTGCCGGTCAGCGTCCCTATGGCCTGTCTGCTCTCTTCTGTGCCCCTACTCTGGGCATTGACGAGGTAACCTCCACTGGCACAAACCTTTTCACGGTTTGGGTCGGCGGCGAGCAGGCGTTCTTTGAGGTTCTGGCTCCTGCCTTCGACACCACCGCGTCGTGGGTTGCGCCTACCAATGGTTCGATCCGACTGCTGACTGCCACCAACCAGGGCAAACTGACTCCTGTTGGAGCCAATGCCGCTAATGCCGTTGCGGAGCTTATCAGCGTGCTGGATACGTCCAAGATTCTTGTCCGTCTCAACCGATTCAACCTGGGCGTTACCACGCCTCAGGGTGCTAGCTAAGGAAGGAGGGTAGAAAAATGACTGGACTTCCTGTTGCTTCCGGTTCGGGGCTGGGCCGCTTTGCCAAGTCTTCGGAAGAATATGTGTCGGACATCGTTCGCGCCAAGCAGCGTCTTGCTGGACGTAAGCTGTCGGCCCGTGACAAGCAAGCCAAGCTTGCCCACATCCTGGGTGACCGCCAGAACGGCATGATCCGCTTGGGCCAGAGCATGATTGGCCCGATTCAGTTGCAGTTGCGTTACCAGGGCATCCTGCGTAACGTCCTGCTGGAGGACACTCTGACCCCAGGTGTGCCGATTCAGTACGATGTGCTTGACGATCTTGGTCAGGCCTACATGCTGCACGGCAACGAGGGCGAGATTCGCATTACCCCGTTTGAGGGCAAGCGAATTGAAGTACAGCTTTTCCGTATTGCATCGTTCCCGATGATCAAGAAGGAAGACCTGTACTACCTCCGCAGCAACGTGGTCGAGTACACGCAGGACATGACCAAGCAAGCCATTATGCGGCAAGAGGATTCGCGCCTCATCACCCTCATTGAGGCTGCCGCTCAGGCCTACCGTCTGGTGGATGCTTCGTCTGTTCCTGGTACTGGCTCACTGCCCAACGAAATCACTGTTGCGGGAACGTATCTCGCTCCGGACGATCTCTACACGGCTGTGACTTACACCGACCAGCGTTTGCTGGATAGCTCGCGACTGCTGTGCAATCCGCAGGAGTATCGCGATTTTTACCGCTGGGATATCAACACCACTGGTTGGGCCTTTAAGGACAGCGTCGTGGCTGGCGAGCGCATCGTGCAGTTCGGTGAGTTCCAGATTGGCAAGAGCATCGTAATCCCTGCTGGGACAACGTATCTCACGCCTGAGCCGCAGTTCCTGGGTGTGTTCCCGGTGATGTACTCTCTTGATGTCGAAGAGAACAATCAGACGGAACAGTTCCACAAGGGCTGGGTCATGGACGAGCTTGTCGGAATGGCGATCCTGAACCCACGGGGCATTGTGATTCTTCGCAAGTCCTAAAGTTGTTGTCGCACAAGGACTCCCGCCTCTTAACGGAGGCGGGATTCTTTGTCTTACAACGCATTTCGCAAAATAACTGAAATGTGTTGCAGTACAATAACTTACTCAGCAAATTTGCTAAAAAGCAGTACATTTGTACCATAGCTTAAAGGCCCGAAAACTCTTCTGCTGCAACAAAACACAATGTGCCCAAACACTAACCGCGCCTTAATAATTGAAGGCATTAGAGGGAGCATCCGCATGCGTGGCATCAAAAAACAGCGCGATACCTTTGCGTATCGTCTTGCAGCCGACAGCCTTTTTGACCTTGTCGATGTCGATAACCGCAGAAGGCGAGATGACAACGGCGCGAACGAGATTCCGGACACCGAAAAAGAGCGCAATCTGAACGCTCTCCCAGAAAGTGCCGATCCCAGCAAGTTTGAAGAGTATGCAGAGGCCGTTGGGGATAACGCTCCTGGCCAGCGGATGCAAAAGATGGTGGTTACTCCCGGCGCTGGTGGCGGCAGAGGCGGGGGAGGCGGCAGAGGCGGCGGGGGAGGCAGCAATAGTGCTGTCGGAGACGCTGGCATCATGGATATTTCTCGTCCCCTATATGACAGCCTGAAGACAATCAGGGGAGACGCCACCATTGGCGGCTATCGGGTGGATGGCCCTGGTGAACACGCTAATGGCTCGCTAGACTTTATGACGACCAATGAACAAGAGGCACAACGGGCTATTCAAATGGCCTTCGATCATGGTGCCCCGTGGGCGATTTGGAATCAGACGATGCACTATCCGGATTCCTCTCGCAACTATGTGATGGAGGATCGGGGCGACCCGACCCAGAACCACTATGACCATGTTCATACCGGGCCACTCCAGGGCAGCCAATTCGGATTCTAGGGGATTAGACAATGACAATGTATGTACGCACGGTAGTGCCCATGACAATCACGCTCAGCAGCCAGGATCGTGAGGATGACCTTGTCATCGACAGTCGCTCACCCTACAAGGTTCTGCCGCTATGGGCAGCAAAACGTCTTGAGTTCCAAGAGCTTTGGGCTGCCAACAAGGTTCAGGTTGCCACAGATACGAACTTCTCCAACGTCATCACTAGCATCCCCGTCTCTGAGCTTGATGATCTTCCCTCCGTGCGCGGTCTACCGAATGGTGTTGCGTCCCTTGACTCTTCGGGCAAAATTCCGGCAAGTCAGTTGCCGAATTCTGTTATGGAATATAAAGGTGTATGGAATGCCAGCACCAACACTCCAGCCTTAGCCAATGGTACTGGCAGCGCCGGGGATGTGTATCGGGTCGCGGTGTCGGGTGCCAGCAACTTTCAAGGTTCGTTCGGGCCTTACATGGGCGTCTACAACAACGGAGGCGACTACTCACCGGGTCAGATTGTGCTTTATGACGGAAGCTACTATATCCGAATTGGGGAACCTAACCCCGGTTACCCGCCGGGTTCGGGGTACTGGGGCGCGGCGATAACCGGAACAGTCATCGTCTTCGACGCGGGAGACTATGCGATCTATAACGGAACTGTCTGGGAGAAAAGCGACACCACTCTAACCGCTGCTGTTGTTGATGCCCCTTCTGGACAAGACCCCTTGTTGGTCAGGGTGGGCGGAAATACCGCTTTTACCTTTAATCAGTATGGGGAGTTCGTCAGCCTTGCCGGGTATGGAATCTTCTACGACGG